TCGATACCAGCTATATGTATTACCAGCTGAATCACGCCAACCGGAAAGCGTTCTGGGCCCTGCCACGCGTCAAGGCGCGGGACCTGCATGATGCCGTAATGGACATGTACGACCATCAGCGTTTTGCGAACTACGCGATACAGATTACCCGCAGCATGGCCCATCTGGCCGAAAAAGTGAACGACCTGGAATTTTATGTGCCCGACCAGACCGACCAGCTCGTGACGATAAGCGCCGCCCTGCATAACTGCGTCAAGACTTACGGCGAACGATGCCGGGATCACAAGTGCACCATAGTCGGCGTAAAGCAGAACGGCAGTATCGTAGCGTGTATCGAGGTCCGCGGGAATGCTATCGTACAGGCCAAGCTCCTGAACAACGCCCCGGCATCACAGGACAATGCGCTTAACTGCCGCATCGTCCTGTGGGCCGGACGGCATAACTTGATAGTCGGAACGCACGACATGAAGACGCTGGCCGACCGGCAGAAAGCAGTGTAGATTATGACTAAATTAACGCTTACAATAGCCACCGGGGCGAGCCGTACGGCGAAACTCTGGCACAACAGGGAGATGACATGGGACGACATGCTGGGCAGGCTGAGGACGACCCGCAGGACCGGTGAAACCGTGGCAGAGTACAAGGCCATGAAGAAGTCCGACCGGGACCAGCGCAAGGATGTAGGCGGGTTCGTCGGCGGCGAGCTCAAGAACGGCCGACGCCTGCAGCAGAACGTCGTATCACGGCAGCTCGTCTGCCTCGACGCCGACAGCCCCGGCAAGGACTTCCTGCTGGACGTAGACCTTGCACTGGACGGATGCGCGTGGGCGGTATACTCTACACACTCACACACGCCGGAAGCCCCGCGCCTGCGGCTGCTCGTGCCGCTAGCGCATAAGGTAACACCGGATATGTACCCGGCCATCGCCCGTCGCATCGCCGCCGATGTCGGCATCAACCACTTCGACCCGACGACATATGATGTGCATCGCCTGATGTACTGGCCGTCGTCCCCGGCCAACGGGGAGTACTTGTGCAAAGACAACATCGGCCCGGCAGTAGATCCGGACAAGATACTGGGCCGGTATGACGACTGGCACGATGCATCGTCATGGCCGGTAGGGGACGCGGAAACACGCGCCCGCGGTTTAGCCGTCAAGCGGCAGGGGGATCCACTCACCAAGCCGGGGCTCATCGGGGCGTTCAATACCGCCTATTTCCCTATCGGTACCGCGATAGACGCATATCTGTCCGATGTCTATGAGGACACGGACAAGCCCGACCGCATGACGTACCGCGATGGCAGCACTACGGGCGGCCTCGTCATCTATGATGACCGGTTCGCATACAGCCACCACGCTACAGACCCATCGGGGGGCATGCTGTGTAACGCATTCGACCTCGTCCGCATCCACCTGTTCGGCGATAAGGATGCTGACACACCGGACACTGTTCCGGTCAACAAGCACCCGTCGTACACGGCGATGATGGAGCTGGCCGGGGAAGATGTCAAAGTACGGCACGCCCTCAGCCAGCACGACCTGGCAGAACTGCGGAGCCAGTTCGACGACGACTATCTGCAGTCGGGCGATGACGAATGGCTCGACAACCTCGAACGAGGGAAGGGCAAGAACGCCGCCATCAAGCCGACCGCAGGGAACTTCATCATTATCCTGCAGAACGATCCAAATTTAAAAGGAAAGTTCGGGCTGGATGAGTTCAGCCACCGCCTCATGCTGAGGGGCGACCTGCCATGGCACAAGCGGAAAGATGGCGCTACGTGGCAGGACGCCGACGACGCGGGACTGCGGAACTACTTATCTAAGTATTACAACCTCGTGGGCAAGGGCATCATCGACGACGCCCTGACCGAGGTCATGACAGAAAATAAGTTCCACCCCGTACGCGACTATCTCGAAAAACTTAAATGGGACGGCGTGAAGCGGGCCGAAAAGCTATATATCGAGTTCCTGGGGGCCGAGGACAGCAAGTACATACGAACTGTCACGACGATGCACCTTAAGGCCGCAGTGGCGCGTATACAGCGACCGGGGGCTAAATTCGATTCATGCATTGTACTGAGTGGCCCGCAAGGCATCGGCAAATCTACCGTATTAGCCAAACTGGGCGGGCCGTGGTTCAACGACTCCATCGTATCCCTGCAGGGCAAGGACCCCATGGAACAATTACAGGGGAGCTGGATTATAGAATTATCAGAAATGCAGGCGACGAACAAAGCCGAGAATGATATGATTAAGGGCTTCATCAGCCGGCAGGTTGACAAGTTCCGAGCCCCGTACGGTAGACGTACAGAGGAGTTCCCCAGACAGTGCGTATTTGCCGCTACGACGAACGATTTTATATTTTTGAAGGATCGTACCGGGGGGCGCCGGTTCTGGCCTGTAACCTGCAATGGGGATGGAAATAAGAGCCTTGACGACCTGACACCCGAATATGTTGGGCAGATATGGGCCGAAATATATGAAGAATACAGGAAAGATGAAAAGCTGTTACTGCCCGCCGATGTGGCCAAGACCGCGTCAAGCCTACAGGAACAATACACTGAAGGAAGCGAAAAAGCGGGGCTCATCATGGACTATCTGGACAAGCGCATTCCAGATAAATGGGCTGATATGCCACTGTTCGACCGTCGCGATTATCTTGATAACTACAAGGACGACGGAAGCGGCAATGTCCGTGACCGCGTCTGCGCAATGGAGATATGGTGCGAGGCCCTGGGATGTAACCGGTCAGCTATGCAGAACATGAACGCAAGGGAAATAAATGCGATCATGCAGGGCATGGACGGATGGGAGATGTGTAGCAATAAAACAGGTAAATTACGATTTGGGAATCTATATGGTATACAGAGGGCGTACATTCGGAGTACGGATTAATGTTGCCGATAGGGTCCAAAAGTTGCCGATGTTGCCGATGTTGCCGCTTTTTGTGGTCATATCACGAATTAGGCAAATTAGACATGTTTTAGGGCTAAACGTTGCCGGTGTTGCCAATTATAAAAAAATAGGCAACACCCACGAGCCCAGTACTGGCCTAGTCTCATGGCCACACTGTTGCTAATGTATCCAATTATTATATTAATGTTATTAAATTAGGTGAATTAGAGAGATTAGAGAGTTGGGGGGAGTCGTCTAAAAGTGTCTAAAACGCCTAAATAGTAAATACTATAGAAGACCCCTAAAAATTGGCAACTTCGGCAACACAAAAAACCGAGAGGAGCGTAAAAGTACATTCACAATGGACATGCGAGAAAAAGATATAGAAAGGCGGCTTGTCGCCGAAGTCAAAAAAATAGGCGGGTGGGCGCTTAAGTTCACCAGCCCCGGCCAGGCAGGAGTGCCAGACCGCATCATACTGTTACCGGGGCGCGTTTATTTCGTCGAGCTGAAAAGGCCCGGACAAAAGCCCAGGCCATTACAGGAAGCTGTTTTCCGCCGGATGCGGCGAATGTACCAGAAAGTATTTACCGTCGCGTCGATAAGCGATTTAGACTATTTGATCGAATATTTCAAGAATGATCTGTACCGAAGGGAGTAAACAGAATGGAGTTTGAACCACATCCGTATCAGCGCGAGGCCATACGCCGCATCATCGATAACAAGAAATACGGGCTGTTCCTAGATATGGGGCTGGGCAAGACCATCATCACACTGACGGCCATCGAGTCGCTGATGTATGATTACTGCACGGTTAAAAAAGTGCTTATCATCGCCCCCAAAAAGGTAGCGGAATCGACATGGCAGGATGAAGGGCATAAGTGGGCGCATCTGCATAACCTGCGATTCTCTACTGTCATGGGTACCCTCTCGCAGCGTACGGCGGCGCTGCGAAAGGATGCGGACTGCTACATCATCAACCGCGAGAATGTAGCGTGGCTGATGGAATACCGCAGTTACCGCCCCGAGTTCGATATGCTTGTCGTCGATGAATCAAGCAGCTTCAAGAATCCGGCAAGCAAACGGTTCCGGGCACTGCGAAAATCAATGGCGTTCTTCGAGCGGGTAGTGATACTGACGGGGACGCCGTCACCTAACACCCTGATGGACCTGTGGGCGCAGATTTATTTACTGGATGGCGGCGAACGCCTGGGGCGCACGATATCCGCATACCGGCAGAGCTACTTCAAGCCCGATAAGATGAATGGTTACGTCGTGTACTCATATAAGCTTAAGGATAACACGTCTGAGGATTCGATATATGCCCGTTTAAAGGACGTTTGCATGAGCCTTAAGGCATCTGACTATCTGACGATGCCGAAACGCTTAGACAACGTAATACACGTAAATTTGCCGGCCAAGGCAAAAGCGGAATACGACCGGATGCGGAAAGATATGGTACTCGAGTTTAAGGGCGAGGACATCACAGCAATGAATGCCGCCGCGCTGTCGAACAAGCTGCAACAGCTGGCGAACGGGTTCATCTATACCGAGATAGCGTCTATACCGGTACATACCGCAAAGATAGACAAGCTGAAAGAAATCGTCGAGGCTAACGAGGGCATGCCAATACTGGTATTCTATTCGTTCCGTCAGGATGCTGTGGCCTTGCATCGCGCATTCAGTTACGCCAAAGATTTAAAAGGGGCGGATACGATGCGGGCATGGAACGCCGGCAGGATACGGATGATGATAGCCCATCCGGCAAGCTGTGGCTATGGACTCAACCTGCAGGCAGGGGGCAGTATCATCGTGTGGTACGGGCTTACATGGAGCCTGGAGCTGTATCAGCAGGCTAACGCCCGTCTGTACAGACAGGGGCAGGATAAGCCGGTGATCATCCATCATCTGGTGGCATCCGGTACCGTCGACGAGTCGATAATGGATGCAATGAAAAGGAAGAAGCACGGGCAGGACGCCCTGCTTGATGCAATAAAAGCACATTTGAAGGAGGCAGTTTAGTATGGATTTGGTAAATAGAATGCAGAATGAGGTTTTGAAAGGGTGGCAGAAAACGAAGCAGAAAGTGATACACGGATCATCCCAGAGGCCGTGGCGGTATGGCGTGCGAAATGATGCGCTATTCGCATGTAATCCGGATGGAACCACGGTGTATATACTGCGAGGGGCAGATAATCCGTTTAGCCTTTGCGGCCTTAAGGGCGCGGGTATTGCGCTACGGGATGAATTCGTGGAGCATGTGATATGCCCGCCAAGGGATGATGTACATGAATTAAAACCTACGGGCACTATCCGGACATTCGGCAAAGATATGGCGGATATGTTTACTACCAGTACGGGGCATCCGCTGGCTATATCGCATAAGCTACTGCACAGTATGGGCTACGGGCGCTGGGGCGGTAAGTACAAGTTGTTTACGCACAGCCTGGATAAGGCCGTAGCGGTATACATAGTCGATATGACGAATCCAGATGACGGGATTGTGATGGCAATATTAAGCCCGTACAGGGACGCATTTGTCTTAGGAAATGGAGATAAAAAATAATGGAAAAATTAGACGCGATACGCGCAGCTTCAGACATCCAGAAATATTGCAGGATGCAGGAAGATTGTAAGGCATGTATGTTTTACGATGGCATAAATAACGAGCCCTGCCACATACTGGCTATCAAGGTACCACAAAAACCCCCGCTGTCAGATGTGATACATCATCCTGATCACTACACGTGGAAAGGTATGGAGTGTAAGGACATAATCAAAATCATGACAACAGGGCTGGAGGGATTCGAGGCATATTGCATGGGCAATATCATCAAGTACCTGTACAGGTACCCGAAAAAGGGAGCGCTGCTACAGGATATCCGGAAAGCCGAAGAGTATATAAGCATGCTTAAAAAAGATGTCGAAAAATGAGTTCTAAGAGCTTACGACTCGATTTACTATAAAGTGCTTGCGAACGACTTAAAAACTCGTTAGGGGCGAAAATAGGTGGTGTATAGGATGCGTTGGATTAGTAGTGACGTCGAAATCAGGCGGCCAGTGGCGGATGAATCATTCAGAAGAGCAATTAGGAGGGTAAAATGAAAAATAAACCCATAGGGTACAAAATAGAGCACGGATGTTATGATTGTGCATATGATTCCGACAAATCACATGATAGATTTTACTGCCTTATTTGCAAAGGCCAAAAATGTCAGTGTAAAGGATGCGATATTTCTCTGTCTACACCGACGCGATGGAAGCAAGGATATTTTGATACATCCATTTTTAAGAACTTCGAGGAATTAAATGCCGCGGTAGTAAAAAATGCTGTTCATGAATATCAGCATTATCGCAAGATATGGAGGAAAAAAAGATTGCCGGATGCTCACGATCATATGAAAAGCATTGAGGACTGGTTCCGGTCAGGTCAATGCTCAAGATTTACAACGCTAGACGGGAACATGATTATGGACAGGCTGAAAGAAGAAAACTAGT